AGGCTCTCGCCCGTGGTATGGCGAACACCAAGCAGGTCAAGGCTGCGGCTCTGCTCAACAACGGTTTCACCACCTTCCAGTCGGGAGACGGTGTGACGCTGTTTAGCACGGCTCACCCCTTGGTCAGCGGTGGCACCAATGCCAACCGTCCGACCGTGGGTGCGGACCTCAACGAGACTTCCTTGGAAGACGCAATCATCTCGATTGCGAACTATGTGGACGAGCGCGGTCTCTTGATCGCCGCCCGTCCTCGTCGTCTCATTGTGCCGTCGCAGTTGATGTTCGTTGCCGAGCGCCTCATGGAGACCACTCTCCGCACGGCGACTGCCGATAACGACATCAACGCGATCCGTAACATGGGCGCGATCCCGGAAGGCTATGCGGTCAACCACTACTTGACCGACACGAACGCCTTCTTCCTCATCACTGACGTTCCGAACGGAATGAAGCACTTTGTGCGTACTCCGCTCTCGACCGGCATGGATGGCGACTTTGACACCGGCAACGTCCGGTACAAGGCTCGCGAGCGTTACTCGTTTGGTGTCAGCGATCCGCTGGGCATCTACGGTTCGCCGGGTTCGACCTGATAGCCCAAAAGGCAGAGAAGGGGGGACTTCGGTCCCCCTTTCTTTTTGTGCATTCGTGGTGTTTAATCGCATTACCGGGAAAACGAGTCCGCCAGACAGACCCGGCTGACGGTATGCAGACTGGTGGACGACTCGCATACGAGGTTTAAACATGGCTAAGACTACTTTCTCTGGTCCGGTTGAGTCGGACAATGGCTTCATCGGTGATGTGTCCGCGACGGTCATCAAGGCCGCTTCGGGTACGGTTACCAACCTGCTTTGCACCAGCCTTACGGTTGGCAGCACCAAGTTTGCCGTAGCAGTGAATGCGGCTTCTGGTTTGGTGTCCGCTCAGACGGGCTACATTCAGGTTCTCGTTGGCGCGACCACCGCTTACATCGCCTTGTACAAGAGCGTCACCGTTTAATTTTAAAGCGGAGGATTCTCTATGGCACAGTACGATGTCTGGGCGGTAAATCCGACCAGCGACGATGCTTATTTCCGCGCCTCTGCGACGATTGCAGCCTCAGGAAGCATTGCTCTCCTGAAGACCAATGTCGGTCAGTACGGTACCGGCTATAAGGTTTCGATCACCTCTAACGGTGCGGATGCCAATAAGACCTTCACCATCACTGGGGTCAAAGTTGGCGCTGAAGGCTACGATGGGATCGTGACCGAAACGGTGACGGGTCCAAGTGCGTCGGTGGTCTATTCGACCAACTACTACACTAGCATCAACAGCATCAGCGTCAGCGCGGCTTCGGCTGGCGGTGTCAAGATTGGCTACGGTGGAGATCTGGCGTTTCCCAGAACGCGGATCAAGCAGGTGCTTTATGTTGCCGCTGGAACGGCAGGCAGCATCACTTTCACCGCGCAGCCGAACAACACGGTGATTCTCAAACTCTTCACCCCTGCCGATGGAACGGCTAACGATGCCATGGTTCCGCCGGAAGGTATTCTCACGACCAAGAGCAATTCTGGACGTGGTGATATCGCCGTGCTGACCTTGGATCAGGTGTCGAAAGTCACTGTTATTTGCGGGTGATCTATGCCAAAGACCCCGGCATGGCAAAGGAAAGAAGGTAAAGACCCTGCTGGCGGTTTAAATGCCAAAGGCAGGGCTGCTTATAACCGTGCCAATCCCGGCAAGCCGGGGCTGAAGCGCCCGCAACCCGAAGGCGGTCCACGTCGAGATTCTTTCTGCGCCCGGATGAAGGGCATGAAAAAGAAACTCACTAGCAAGAAGACGGCGAATGATCCGAACAGTCGGATCAATAAGTCTCTTCGTGCGTGGAACTGCTGACATGGCTAAGGCAAAGAGCAAGGTCAACGCGGCGGGCAACTACACCAAGCCCGAAATGCGGAAGCGCCTGTTTAACCAGATCAAAGCCGCCTCGACACACGGAACCAAAGCAGGCCAGTGGTCTGCCCGTAAGGCTCAGTTGCTGGCTAAAAAGTACCGTGAAGCCGGAGGCGGCTACAGAGATTGATATGGCAATGCGGATCAAAAAGGATGCGATAGGCGCAGCCATCAAGCGATCCTATAAGGACGGCAAGGCTTGCCCTGTCGCGACCTTGGACATCCATGTCAATCTGAAGAATCGTAACCATGCCATCGAAGACTATGGTTATGGCCCACTGAACCCGAACGAACCTTCAGAGAAGTTCTGGTCCAAGAAGGCAAAACTCTGGATGATCTCCCCAGAGGAAGCAAAGACCGCACGGTGTGGAAACTGCGCGGCATTTATCAAGACCCCGAAGATGCTTGAATGCATTGCGAAAGGCATGGAGGCGGGTGATGAGCCTCACATGGATAGTTCCATGGATGTCATCAAAGCCAGCAATCTCGGGTACTGCGAACTCTTCCATTTCAAATGTGCGGGTAATCGTACCTGCGATGCATGGCTCGTTGGTGGGCCTATTACCTAAGAGGTTCTTATGAAAGGTCGTACTTTGTCGAATCAGAAGGCTGGTGTTAAGAAGATGCAGGCTGGCGGTAAAGCCCCGTATGTTCCGCTGAGTCAGCGAACTGACCCTGAGTCTCGCGCTCGCGCTTTGGCTATGAGCCGGGCGATGTCCGATAAGACTCGCGCTCCGGGTTCCCCTCAGCAGGCTGCTGTGAACGCTGCTCGTGGGCGTCTCGACGCTGCCCGCGCTGCCCGTAATGCTCCCCCGACTCGTCCGATGTCTCCCCCGCCTCCTCCGATGGCTGCTCCTGCGGGTCGCATGAGCAACATGGCAATGGTGAAAAAGGGCGGAATGCTCAAGGCCAAAAAGCGTTGATATGAAGGCCCCTCAGCAGTCACTGAAGGCTTGGACGGAACAGAAGTGGAGAACCAAAAGTGGTAAGCCATCTAGTAAAACGGGCGAGCGATATCTTCCAGAGGCTGCGATCAAGGCTCTCTCGTCTTCGGAATATGCCCGTACCACCGCAGCCAAACGTAAAGGTAAAGCCCAAGGCAAGCAATTCGTCGCGCAGCCAAAAGGCATCTCCCAAAAAGTAAGGCCGTTTAGACAGAGAGGCAAATGAGATGGCAATGTCACGCGCCAACATGGCCCAGCAGATTGAGAAGCCGGGCAAGGTTCGCAAGGTGATGCGGGAGTTCAAAGAAGGAACCCTGCATTCGGGTAGCAAGAAAGGACCAATGGTGAAAAGCCGCAAGCAGGCTATCGCTATTGCCTTGTCTGAGGCTGGCATGAGCAAGCCAAAGAAGATGGCAATGGGCGGAAGCATTGATGGCTGTGCAGTTCGCGGGAGGACACGAGGATGAAAAACGGAAAGCCGATGATGATCATTGCCATTGGCGTGGGCAAGAAAGGTCGCGGTAAAGACATGGAAGACCGCATGGAAGATGACAGTGAAGAAATGATGGGAGGCGGTATGACTCGCTACAAGAAAGGCGGTGCGATGTACGCACAGGGCGGTAGCCTGAAGATGGTTGATAAGGGCGGAGAGAAAGTCCCGTTCTTTGCCGCTGATGGCAAGGGCAAGATGATGGGCGGCGGCATGACCTACGCAGAAGGTGGTTCCACCGGACGTGGCAGTCGTGATGGCTGCGCGATCAAGGGTAAGACCAAAGGTCGGATGGTCTAATGGCTACGAGCGGTACAGCAGTCTTTAACCCGGAGTTTCGAGACCTCGTTGAGGAGGCTTTCGAGCGGGCGGGTATGGAGTTGCGTACCGGCTATGATCTCCAGACTGCCCGTCGGTCCATGAACTTCATGGCGCTGGAATGGCAGAACCGGGGTATCAACCTCTGGACGGTAGAACAGGGTTCTCAGGTACTGACTCCCGGAACCTACACCTACACCATGCCAGCGGACACCATCGACCTTCTGGAACACCAGTTGCGTACCGATGCGGGTAGCACGTCCGGCCAAACCGACTACACCCTCTCTCGCATCTCGGTGTCGGACTACGCCCAGTTGAGCAACAAACTCACCCAAGGGATGCCTTTGCAGATCTATGTGGATCGGCAAAGAGCCGCCCCGGTGGTGTACCTCTGGCCCGTCCCTGACAACACCCAGACCTACACGCTTATCTACTGGAAGATGCGTCGTATTCAGGATGTCGGTACAGGCGGCGCGAACAACATCGATGTTCCCGCCCGGTTCCTTCCCTGTCTCGTGGCAGGGCTTGCGTACTACGTCGCCATGAAGCGCCCGGAAGCCGCAGACCGCTTGGGGATGCTCAAGCAGGAATACGAACTCCAGTGGGATCTTGCGGCGGGCGAGGATCGTGAAAAAGCCTCTGTCCGATTCGTTCCCATGAATGGGTACATTGGCAGGAATGTCTAATGGGAAAACCGTTTTCCAGTGGTAAACATGCATTCGGATTCTGCGACCGATGTGGTCAGCGGTACGATCTGCATGATTTAAACGAGCAGTATGAAAACCTGCTCCCCATTGGCATTCGTGTCTGCTTTGAATGTATGGATGTGGATCATCCGCAGTTGCAGTTAGGTCGTGTCCCGATGGATGACCCGCAAGCCCTTCGCAACGCTCGTCCTGATAACACCTTCTACGCGCCGGGTAACCAAGGCGCAGGAGGTAGTCGAATGTTCCAATATGGATGGAACCCAGTGGGTGGCGCTGAAGGATATGATACCGGCCTGACCCCTAATTACCTGATATCCACCGGCTTAGTCGGAACCGTGACGGTGGTAACGACATGAACTACACCCAACTGGTTGATCTGGTTAAACAGTACACGCAGAACGAGGAGACTTCGTTCGTTGCGAACATCCCCAATTTCGTCCAGTTGGCCGAAGAGCGGATCTACAACGCGGTCTTTATTCCTGCGATCCGAAAGAACCAGATTGGAACATTGACCCCAAGCAACAAATACCTGACGGTTCCGGCGGACTGGCTGGCGAACTTCTCGCTGTCGGTGATCGACCCAGTAACCAATGCTCAGACGTTCTTGCTGGATAAGGATGTGAACTTCATTCGTGAGTGCTATCCGGACCCGGACGATATCGGCATCCCCAAGTACTACGCCATCTTCGACAAGAACACGTTCATTCTGGGTCCGACCCCGGATAGCAACTATCAGGTCGAACTGCATTACTACTACTACCCGCAGTCCATTGTTACGGCGAGTACGTCTTGGCTGGGCGATAATTTCGAGACCGTGCTTCTGTACGGAACCCTGCGCGAAGCCTACATCTACATGAAGGGCGAGCAGGACATGATGCAGTACTACGAGCAGAAGTATCAGGAATCGCTCGGCCTGCTGAAACTCCTTGGCGAAGGCAAGGATCGTCGGGATGCGTACCGGAGCGGACTCAATAGGATTCCGGTCACATGATCTACCAGACCATTACCCTGAGTTTCAAAGAGCAGATCCTCAAAGGAGAACACAATCTCCTGACGGATACGCTCAAGTTGGCTTTGTACTACAGCACTGCCGATCTTAGCGAAGACACCACGGTTTACACGGCGACAGGCGAAGTATCTGGCACAGGGTATTCCGCAGGCGGTGTCGTTCTGACTGGGGTATCGATCAACAAGTTAAACGACGTGGTCTACGTCAACTTCAACAATGCAGTTTGGAACCCTGCCAGTTTCACGGCGGCTGGCGGGTTGATTTACAACGTCAGTAAGTCCAATAAGTCCATCGCAGTTCTGAGTTTTGGCAACGACAAGGTTGCCACGAACTCATTCACGGTGCAGATGCCTGCAAACACTTATAACTCAGCGTTACTACGGTTTACTTAGGAGAATCAACGATGCTCATCAATAAGGCAAAGTCTGTTGATGCCGTTGGTGCAAATGTCCTGAAAGGCAATGGCACCCGTGACGGTCTCAAGGGCGGCGGTATTTTCACCGTGCGTTGCCACGACAAAAACGGCAACCTCAAGTGGGAACAGAAGTCCCATAACCTCGTGGTGAATGTGGGTCTGGCTTACGTCAACACCACCTTCTTCAAGGGTTCAGGTTATACGGCGGCGTGGTATATCGGCGTCTACGGCCCGGCTTCCAGCAACAATCCGTCTTCGACGGACACGATGGCATCCCATGCCGGTTGGACGGAAGTGACGGCGTACGGCAACGCGACCCGCCCTGCTGCGACCTTCGGTGCAGCAACCACGGCTGATCCTTCGGTCATTGCTAACTCTGCCGCCCCGGCGCAGTTCCTGATCAATGCGTCGGCTAACGTCGGTGGCGCGTTCCTGACAAGCGGCGACACTCCGGGCGGTTCTTCTGGCGTCCTTTTCTCTGCGTCCGACTTCGCGGCCCCCGGTGATCGCGTGGTGCAGAACGGCGACGTTCTGTCTGTGACCTACACCTTTAGCCTCGACGCGGCCTGATAGGAGATAGATATGGCAAGTCTTTTCAAGAAAGGCGACCTCGTTGAACTGAAGGTCGTAGTTCCGCAGGGCAAGGTCCAGTCGATCCGCATGGACGATGAAGGCATGGTTTGGTATCTCATCCCTTGGGTAGATGCCGAAGGCCAGAGCCAGCAGCGTTGGTTCGCGGAGACGGAACTGAAACTTGTAGTTTAAACAGTGTCAGAGGGCGGCTTCGGATCAGGCACATGGGGTCAAGCAGGATGGGGGATGTCGGTTTACTACCGCGCCTCAGACGAAACTTCGACCATCAATGATGCCAACACAGGGGCGGGTACGCAGTTCAATGCGCCCGTCTCAGAGTCCGTTGTCGCCCAAGATACGGTGTCTTCAGTTTATAGCCTCGGCGCAGCAGTTGCAGACTCTGCGACCGGAACCGATTCGGTTCTGTCGAACGTCAACTTTGCCACCAAGGTCAGCGAAGCGGCGACCTACTCAGATGCCAACTCGGCCAGTAACGACTTCAAGGTCGTAGTGAACGAATCGGCTGTTTACGTCGATAGCGCACCCAAAGCAGGACAGGAGTTTGACTCCCAGATCCAAGAGACGGCAACCGCACAAGACGATGTGTATTCCGTCTTCTCGTTCTTGGTGAGTGTGGATGAGTCTGCGACCATAACAGATACCCCCTCATCGGTAGCCGCCTTCGGAGCGAAAGTGGCTGAGATCGTCTCTGCGGCGGAGACAGCAGCGGCTCAGATGAACTTCAAGGTGATGATCAATGAGATCGTCACTGCGGCTGATTCGGACGTGGCCGGGGGTGTGACCTTCGATGTCGAGGTTGCCGAATCCGCCACGGCTTCAGATGTGATGGCCGGGGCATACTTGTGGAATCCCGTCGATGACAATCAGTCGGCTAACTGGCAGAATTTAAACGATGATCAGACACCGGGATGGTCTGATGTCGATGACTCGCAAACCACGACTTGGGCCAACATCCCTACGGTGAATTAGGAGTTTAAACATGGCTAGTACTTACAGCACTAACCTCGCACTGGAACTGATCGGCACGGGCGACCAAGCCGGTACTTGGGGCGTTACGACCAATACCAACCTTGGCACGTTGCTAGAGCAGGCGATCTCAGGGTACGTCACTCAGGCAGTTTCGACTGGTACGGACACAACCATCACGATCCCGAACGGATCGACGGGTGTCGCCCGCAACATGTACATCGAACTGACCGGCACGGGTGGCACAAACACCAACCTGATTGTTCCGGCCAACAAGAAACTTTACTTCATCTTCAACAACGCATCTGGCGCGGTGACGGTGAAGGTATCTGGTCAGACCGGCGTTTCTGTCCCGACTGGCAAGAAGATGATCCTTGTCTCCAACGGCACGGATATCGTCAACGGCGTCAACTACATTCAGGACTTCGGAACCAACAGTTTCACTGTGACGAATCTGGTTGCGACCAGCGCGACCATCACTAACCTGATCGCCACCACGGCAACTGTTTCGGATCTCTCTGCAACTGTGCTTCGTGCTGCATCTGCCAGTATTACCAATCTGGCTCTGACCAGCCTCACGATCAGCAGCCTTAGCATTACCAATGTCTCTGTTGCTTCGGCTACCGTCAGCAGCAACCTGACCCTCTCCGGCGGCACCGCCAACGGCGTGTTGTACTTGAACGGGTCAAAGGTGGCGACGTCGGGGAGTGCGTTTGTATTTGATGGAACTAACGTCGGCATCGGGACGAGTTCGCCGGGGCAGAAACTGACTGTTCAGGGTGGAATTAACGTAACGTCCTCGGCAACGCTGCCCGTTGCTCAGGGCCCAATGCTGTTCAGTTACGAAGCCCCCATCAATCGAATCTATATGGGGGACGGCAGTGGATACAGTTTTGCGTTCAGCAAGCGCGCGTCATCTACCACGACGGATTTGATGACGCTGACTGATGGAGGCAACCTCGGCATCGGGACGAGTTCGCCGGGTGCAAAACTGGACATCGGTGGCACCAACAACACCGTGTTCTTCAAAAACTCTGGTGCGACTACTGGCTACGCGCTTGCGACTGTTTCTAATACTGGCGGCGTTTTCCAGTATGGCGTCTCAAGTTCTACCGGAACTTTTTGGGGCAGTGGGAACGCCGGAAATTACTCGGTCAACATTGGTACAACTTCTGCGGTGAATTTTGGATTTGGCACCAGTGATACGTTGAGGATGTTGCTCGACTCCTCCGGCAACCTCGGTCTGGGCGTCACGCCGACGACAATTGTTGGGGCCAGTGGTTCAAACGGTAAAGGATTCCAAACAGATTCTGTGACTGTTTCTTCCTATGCAGGGGTTGATCAGACCTACTTTGCAACCAACGCCTACACTACGTCATACTTAGGTGGCTGGACTTATCGAGTGACTGCGGCGGCAACTAGGTACGATCACTCGTCAGGTAGCCACATTTGGTACAACGCAGCCTCCGGCACCGCAGGCACCGGTATCTCGTGGACGCAGGCGATGACGCTAAGCGGAGGAGCGGATGTAAGCCTTCTTCTTGGTACAACATCCGCTGCTTACTCTGTGGCAGGACGCGGATTATTTGAAGTCAACGGCAGCAGCAGTGCGCTTATTGCAATTAAATCTGGCGATACGGCACGCGGCTATTTTGCGGCTGGCTCAACGGCTACAGAGTTGGCAGCGGTAGGCGCATCTCAACCATTACTTTTTACTACTAACAGCGCCGAACGCGCCCGCATCACGAGCGGGGGGGATTTTTGTGTCAACACAGCAGCAAAAGTATACGAAGGACTAATAAGCGTTTCTTTTGACGGAAACGGTGGTTCCGGCGACCAAGGAATTGCGCTAATAGATTCAAATGCAAGTTTAAACGGTGATTATCTTTTATTTTCAAATAGCGCAGGAAACGTGGCTGGCAAGATTACGCATAACGGCACGACAACAGTTGCATACACAACTTCATCTGACTATCGCTTAAAAAACACCATTGCACCGATTACAGGTGCGTTGGCAAAGGTGGCGTTGCTCAAGCCTTGCACATACAAGTGGAACGCTGATGGCTCTGACGGTCAGGGTTTCATCGCTCATGAACTTGCGGAAGTTGTGCCTGATTGCGTGGTTGGCGAGAAGGACGCTGTGGACGCTGAAGGCAAGCCACGGTACCAAGGCGTTGATACCTCATTCTTGGTCGCTACGCTGACCGCTGCTATTCAAGAACTTACTGCGCGTGTCGCACAACTGGAGAGCAAATAAATGTCTACTGTAATCACATGGAACATCTCGGTTCTTAACTGCATCCCGCAAACCGCAGAGGGCGCGGATTACGTCATCTGCTGTCACTGGCAGTGCAACGGCGTAGACGGCCAATACAACGGCAGCGTCTACTCGACCTGTTCGTTTCCCGTCGTGCAGGGCGAGAACTTCACACCGTATAACCAATTAACTCAGGATCAAGTCCTTGGTTGGGTCTGGGCGAATGGCGTGGATAAGGCGGCAACCGAGGCTGCGGTGGAGGGGCAGATTGAGAACCAGAAGAATCCTCCGATCGTCTCGCCTAAGTTGCCGTGGGTAGCCTAATGATTAAACTCGAATTGACGATTGAAGAAGTCAACGCCATTCTGCAAGTGCTCGGCGATCTGCCCACTAAAACTGGCGCATGGCCTTTGGTGTTGAAGATTAAAGAGCAGGCCGAGCCACAGGTGCCTGTGCCGGATGAAGTAAAGCAATGACATCGGTACAAGAACTGGAGGTCACCGTGACCTCGCATATAGACGTTTGCGCTGTGCGCTACGAGGCCATCCACGCTCGGCTCAAGCGTTTGGAGCAACTGGTACTGAAGGTTGGCGGTGTCATCATCGTCATCTTGTTAGGCGCGTTGGGCAGCATGGGTATGCTGTTGCTGGAGGCGTTGCAAAGGTGAATATGCAGAAGATTGTGGATATGTTGTTCCCGGTACTGCTGGCCGCTGTCGGTTGGTTGCTCACGGAAATTGCATCGTTCAACAATCGTCTGATGTCGGTTGAGAGCAAGATGCCCGCGTTGATTACGCCTGAAGGTGTACCTACCGATAGCCCGTTAAGCGCCGCCCGTCGTCAGGAAATGAAAGACGACATCCTGGAGGACATCCATGACTTGCAGGTGCGCGTCAAACTGATGGAGGAGCGACAAAAATGATGACCATGATTAGCACGTTTTTATCGTTTCTTGCGGGTGGACTACCCAAGATTCTGCAAATCTTCCAAGACCGGCAAGACAAGAAGCATGAACTGGCTCTTGTCGCAGCCCAGAAGGAGCGCGAGTTAGCATTGGCCGAGC